GAAATCCACGTGGATTACAACCTACCTGGCTATGAAGATGAGGACGAAATCGCCCTGCCGTACGTGATTACAGTAGACAGAGGTACCCAAAAGGTCCTTGCTATCCGCAGAAACTGGACAGATGGTGATAAAAAGCGCTTAAAACGCCAGCATTTTGTTCAATATACCTACATTCCTGGGTTTGGAGCGTACGGTTTTGGTCTGATTCACCTGATTGGTGGATATGCCCGTGCTGGAACCATGATCATTCGCCAGTTGGTAGATGCCGGCTCACTGGCTAACCTACCTGGTGGTCTAAAATCCCGTGGATTGAGGGTAAAAGGGGATGATACCCCGATTGCTCCAGGAGAATTCAGGGATGTAGACGTACCGAGCGGGTCGATCAAAGACAACATCATGACTCTTCCCTACAAGGAACCCAGTCAAGTGTTGGCTACTCTGTTGGCCACGATCACTGACGAGGCAAGAAAGCTTGGTGCGATCAGCGACATGAACATTTCTGATATGTCGGCCAATGCTCCAGTGGGAACTACGCTGGCTTTGTTGGAGAGACAGCTTAAAACCATGTCGGCTGTACAGGCCAGAGTACATTACTCCATGAAACAGGAGTTCAAGTTACTCAAGGACATCATTAGAGACTTTGCTCCTAAGCGTTATGAGTATCTGCCGTCGACTGCAGATAGAAAAGCCAAGCAAGAGGACTATGATGCGGTGGAAATTATCCCCGTGTCGGATCCCAATTCCTCTACGATGGCTCAGAGGATCATGCAGTACCAAGCTGCTATGCAGATGGCACAGCAAGCCCCCCAGATTTATAACCTGCCTAATTTACATAGACAGATGTTGGAAGTCTTGGGTATCAAGAATGCAGATAAGCTTGTGCCCACAGATGATGATCAGAAGCCAAGGGATCCAGTATCCGAGAACATGTCGTTCTTGACTGGCAAGCCTACAAAAGCCTTCATCTATCAGGACCACGACGCACATATTGCAGTTCACTCAGCGATGATGAGCGATCCTTTACTCATGGCTCAAATCGGTCAGAGTCCTATGGCCCAGCAGATGCAGGGTGCAATCATGGCTCACATTGCCGAGCACTTGGCATTCCAGTATAGAGCTAAGATCGAGCAGCAGTTGGGTGTTAACTTACCCAAGCCAGACGCAGAATTGCCAGAGGATATGGAAGTTCAGTTGGCCAAGTTGGTTGCTCAGGCAGCTCAGCAAGTTCTTCAGATGTCCAAAGGTCAAGCAGCTCAGCAGCAAGCGCAGCAGCAAGCACAAGATCCTATGGTTCAAATGCAACAGGCACAGCTCCAGATTGCACAAATGGAAGCACAAACCAAAGCACAGAAAGTCCAGGGCGATCTACAGATCAAGCAAGCCGAACTGCAGTTGAAAGCACAAGCAGCCCAGGGTAATAACCCACAAGCTATAGCAGCTGCAAAAATCCAAGAAATTCAACAATCGGCTCAGGCACATCAGCAAGAGATGGTTATGAATGAGCAGTTGCATGCACAGAAAATCCGTCAGGCTGAACAAGAAGCCCGCATGAAAGCAGCCATTGATATGGCTAAAGCACAAGCTAGTTTGAACCAGCCTAAGAGGGGTGAGTAATGAATCAACAAATATTAGAACATCTCAGTAAGAAAGTCCGTACTCGTCAGGACGAAATTACTGAAGTAATAGCGAATGGTGGGGTAAGCGATTACGCCGCCTATCGTGAATTGGTGGGGGTGATCCGAGGTCTAGCTACCTGCCAACAAGAGATTGAAGACCTCGTGCGGAGATTTAAGGAAGACGACGATGAGTGAATTATTGATTAGCCAAGACGGGGAAACTGCGACAACGTTACCCCAAACGCCTGAAGAGAAGGCCAGACAAATTCCTGCGCCCAAGACATTTCATTTGCTAACGGTTTTACCGGACATCGATGAAGAGTATGAGAGCGGATTGGTCAAGGCTGGGACCACTATTCATTATGAAGAAGTACTGTCACCAGTATTATTTGTGATTGAGTTAGGCCCTGACGCTTACGCCGATAAGTCAAGATTCCCAAGTGGACCATCTTGCCAGAAAGGTGACTTTGTAATTGTTCGTCCCAATACTGGAACACGAATCAAGATACATGGTAAAGAGTTTAGGATCATTAAAGATGATCAAGTTGAAGCGGTTGTGCAAGATCCCCGTGGTATTTCACGTGCAGCATAAGGAACTAACATGGCTGATTTAGATACTAAACCTTACAAATTCCCTGATGAAAATGGAAACGACGTTTCCTTTGAACTAGAGGATGAACCAGAAGTGGAAGTAGTTGACGACACTCCTCCAGAAGACAGAGGACGCAAGCCTATGGCTGAAGCGCCCAAAGACTTTTCGGACGAAGAGTTGGAAAGTTACAACGAGAGCGTTAAGAAGCGCATCCAGCATTTCACCAAGGGCTATCACGAAGAGCGCAGAGCTAAAGAAGCTGCAGCTCGTGAACGTGAAGAAGCACTGAAGCTGGCTCAGGCTGTACTAGAAGAGAACAAGAAGCTCAAGGGTTCATTGAACCAAGGGCACACTGCTCTTTTAGAACAGGCTAAAAAAGTCGTAGACAATGAGATTGCAATGGCGGAAGCCAAGATGCGCATTGCCTATGAATCGGGGGACTCAGGCGCTATTGCTGAGGCGCAAAGGGAGCTTACTACAGTCGTGTTAAAAGCCGACAAGATTGCGAACTTTAAACCTACCCCTTTACAAGAATCTCAAACTGAGGTACAAATACAACAACGGCAACCGGAACAACCAAGGCTCCATCACAAAACGGAGAACTGGCGTTCACGGAATCCCTGGTTCGGGCAAAACCGTCGCATGACAAGTTATGCGTTGGCACTGCACGAAGAACTCACGCAAGACGAGCGAATTGATCCGACTAGCGACGAGTATTACCAGAGGATTGATGCCGAAATGCGTAATCGTTTCCCAGATGCTTTCGAGTCTGAGAGACAGGTGGATGCGACTCCTTCACCTAAGAAATCGAATGTTGCACCTGCGACAAGAAGTACAGCGGCCAAAAAGATCGTGCTTACAACATCACAGGTAAATATCGCCAAAAAGCTTGGAATTCCTTTGGAAGTCTATGCTAAAGAGGTTGCTAAACAAAACAGAAGAGGTGAATAATCATGGCAGAAAATCAAGTGCGTAAACCTAGAGAAACAGAAACAAGGGAAGTTCAGTCCTACAGACCCGAGTCTTGGAGGCCACCTGAAGTTCTACCTATGCCTGATCCTAGACCTGGTTGGACACATAGATATATTCGTATTAGCATGATGGGCACTGCCGATCCCGCTAATATTTCTTCTAAGTTCCGTGAGGGATATGAGCCTGTGAGAGCAGAAGATTATCCTGAGATGATGATGCACGCCACTCAAGAAGGCCGTTTCAAAGGCAATATTGAAGTAGGTGGTTTATTGTTATGTCGTATTCCTGAAGAGTTCCTTAAGCAACGTGAGGCGTATTACGCCAATCAGAATAAGGCCCAGATGGAATCGGTTGACAATACGTTCATGAAAAACAATGATCCTCGTATGCCTTTGTTTAAAGACAGACGCAGTGAGGTTTCACTAGGTCGTTAATTTTTAAAGGAGTCCTTAAATGGCTTACCCAACCGTCAGCAAGACGTACGGCTTCAAACCACTCAATAGACTTGATGGTTTGCCTTACGCCGGAGCGATCCGTCAAATCCCTGTAGCGCCTAGCTATGCTACCGCTATCCTGAATGGTGATACTGTTTCCGTTGACACCAATGGTTACATCATCGCCAAAACAACTACTAACTCTGGAGACAGCGTTGGTGTATTGGTAGGATGCTCATATGTGAACTCAAGCGGTCAAACTGCTTATGGTCAATATTATCCTGCTGCTGCATCTACATCTACAGCTATGGCTTTCGCCTATGTCGTAGATGATCCCAATGCAATCTTCAAGGTAGTTGCTACCAATGGTCAAACCACAACACCAACAGCATTCACACGTGCTATCGTTGGTTCTAACGTAGCTATTTCAGTTACGACTGGTAACACCACCACAGGCGATTCTTATTATGGTATCGACGGTACATCCGCCAATACTACTAATACATTGCCAATCCGTGTAATTGACGTTGTTCCTGATACAGCTACTGGCCCTGCCAATAACTCATCAACAACCTATTACGAATTTTTGGTCAAGTTTAACTTGCACCAGTACACTGACACCACTGGTGTTTAAGGAGTAAGTTAAAATGGCTATTTCACGTGCACAACTATTGAAAGAACTCCTCCCAGGCTTGAACGCATTGTTCGGTTTGGAATACGCTCGTTACGGCGAAGAGCATAAAGAAATTTATGAAACCGAAACATCAGAGCGTTCCTTTGAAGAGGAAACAAAACTGTCCGGATTCTCCGCAGCACCAGTCAAGAACGAGGGCTCAGCCATCAGTTATGACAATGCACAAGAGGCATGGACAACTCGCTATAACCACGAAACCATCGCTTTGGGTTTCTCGATCACTGAAGAGGCGATCGAAGATAACTTGTA